ATAGGTGTTCCATCAGTGGCGTCTGGTAATAAAGTTCCACCAGCTTGTGCGTTACCAACTAAGTTTTTGTTTTTATCATATGCTAATATGTTAACTGATATTGATCCGAATTGAGCATCTAATTCCTCCAATGTCCCAACTTGTAAACCACTGACTATTTCTTGTAAATCTGAAACATTGGATTGTAATATAGGGAAATTATTTCTTAAAGTTTGTAAATCTTGTTGAAGGTTATATAAAAAATCTTGTTGGTCAGGAGTTAAGTTATCAGATGATAATATAATTATACCTAAAGCAGTTTCTGTTAGTGGTGATATTAAATCATCAGAAAATGATAATAAATTAAGAAAATTATCAGATAAATTAACTATCTCATCCATATCAGGTGATAAAGCATCTTGATATGCTTGTTGAATATCTGTTGCTGCTGGTGTCGTATTTCTTGAAACAATTACTTTTGCTATGTTTCCAAATCGTGAAGACATATTCATTGTTCTGGCTTCATAATCTTCTTTTGTTACACATCTGTTTTGTGTTGTGAAAAATGCTCTAGCTTTTTCTCTAATCTCATCTGTATCTTCTTCGTTAGCTCCACCTATAGCAGGTGTTGTATTCGTAACACCACCAATAGTTGCGCCACCATCAACTAATTTAGTTGGTGTTCCAATGATTGATGATAAGTCACCAACTGAAGCGTTGGCTTCAATACCACCACCAATTCTATAAGTTATGGTTAGAGTTGTTTGTGTTGGTGTTTCACCNANTGTTGAATACTCATCACCCAATAATGGGTCTATGGAACTATCCAAATCATCTTGCTGTCCGGGTATGATTATCCCAANTTGTTCTAAATNTAAAAANTTATCATCAANNACATTACCATTTTTTAATATNCCNTTTCCAAAAACNAATGATGTTGAGTTATCTNNATTTGTTTCACGAGTAAATCTTTTTGTTGTTTTAATATATTGTAAAGAATATGGAACTGGAACATCCATTGAATATTCTGTCCCATCTAAGTTAGTATAAGCATTATCTCTCAACGGATCTTGAGCATAATGTTTTTTAACAGGTACTTGGTCTTGTGCTAAGAAATCAACTTCATACCATTCATTGTTATTTGTATCTTTACAAGATATAATATCAATTATATTTGTTTCAGGTAAGGTTATTCTTCTAAACTTCTGTGGTGATGTTATTGTAAAAGTTTTTGTTTTAGTTTCACCACTAACAGCTCTAACTTTTCTTGTCAATGTGTAGTCTGTGGTTAAACCATCAGTTGCTGTATCAATTACAGGTGAACTTGTATCAGCAGAAGAGGATATTGTAAAATCAACAACATCCAATGTTTCAAAATATAAATTTGAATTAGCATTTGACTGTACCTTTATCCCCTCAATAAAAGTACTAGCATTAGAATAATCAACTTCAGCTCTGTTGGTAGTCACTGCATTAACTTCAGATGTAAATGATAATTCAACAAATGCGGGAATGATTGGTTTTACTTTATACCCCAACATCTTAGCCATATTGATTATATTTTTTCGTTCTTCAGCTAAAGGTAACATCATTTCTTTATATTGTTGGTCAATGTAAAATGACATAACATCCCCAACATAAGCAGACATTTCCATTAACATCATACCAGGTGATGTTTCATTGAAATCTTTATATGTATTTGGGAAATATGCTTGAGCATAATTCACTAAAGATTGTTTCAACGAATTGAAATCTTTATTTAAATAATTTACATTTGATTCTTTAAAATCTTTTTTTCCGTATGTTGGCATTATTTATTCTCCATTAATATCCACTACCACCTGTACCAGCATCAGCTGATTGGTTGTTTGTATCGTTATCAATTGATATTTGAACTGATTCTAATGTGTTTGGGTCTTGTTTTATATTAAATAAAATGTCTATCACTATAGAATTTACATTCGTACCATTTTTTAAATTTATATTTTGAATCCGAACAAAGGGTAGCCAAAAATTAAATGTAGAGGTTATACTATCTTGAATGCTTATAAGAGTCTCCTCTGTTATTTGACTAAATAAATGTTGTCTCAAATTAATACCAAGATTTGGTTGAAACAATCTTTCACCTTTATTGGTATTTAATAAATTTCTTATATTGTTTTTTACAGCCTCAATGGTTGTTGAAGTAGTTGCAAAATATCCATCTCTATCATTACCTTTACGAATTGGTAAATCTATACCAATTCTCATATTATCATCATTGTCTTGAATGTATGGTTTTCTTGATGTATCTTTTATAGCCATTATAATAAATCCTCAATATCTTCTCTAAACAACTCCACTCTTGTAAAATCTCTGATACCATCTAATGTGTTTACATCAAACCCATCTTGTGAATCTGGATCTCCACCTATGTATACATATCCAGTTGAATCTAAAATACCTGTAGTTCCACCAGCTTTGTTGACATCTATGGTTTTTGTTATTACACCATTTCTACCACCAGTTAATGGGACATTTACAGGTGGAGATGGAGCACCACCTGGATATGGAATATCCGTACTGACAACTGTTGGTAAAATATCAGCTTGTTGTGATGGAATATTAAAATCCTCCAATACAACATTAGCATTTAATTGTGTAATTCTAAACTCACATTTAGTTAAAAAATCAACAATAGCTTCTTTAATCAGTTCAGATTCAACCTCAATAGCAGAACCTGCTGATGTATCTATATCATTATGGTTTGCTCCAGCAGCTAAAGCTGATTGAGCTTTAGCTTCTATTAAATCATCTTTTAATCCCATTATTATCTTCCAATTTTGTTTTTAGATTTTTCTTTACTTTTCTTTAACACTTCACTATAATCTTTATTTAAGAATTGACTCATTGGGTCACTTGATGGAATTTGTGGTGATGTATTTTTATTCACCATATCACCATATTGTTTACCAACTAATTCATTCATTCTATCTGAAGTGAACTCACTACCACCTAATGTTTTCCATTCACCATCTTGAGCTGTTTCATTTAATACATCGTTTAATACTGAATTAGATGAATAATTTTTTTTCTCAGTGATTTTTTTATGTTGTGGTTGAGATTCAATTGGTTGTTTCAATTCAGTTATTACTTCCTTGATTGCCAACGCTACTTCTTCTCTAACTATTTGTCTTATTACTTGTCTTATTGTTTTTTTATTTTTCATAATTACCTCTTTGTTTATCCTCTATCATTTGGTTCTATAAAATGATGTTTACTTTTTATAGCATCAATTTTTTGTCTCAATGGATCTAATACAGCTTTAAGTGGTGCTCCTTGATAACCTAATGCTAAAGGAAAATATTGGTTTGATGTTGTTCCCTCTAATATACTAAACAATTCATCAAAAATATCAAATAACGCATTTCCTAAAATTAATGGCTCCATTTTATCTTTATTTGTTTCTTTATTTGGATCACCTAAATATGTTTTATTAGATTCTATAATTAAATTTTTATTTGTTGATATTGACAATGTATTACCTGCTCCAATATGAATATTGTTTTTAGCTGATAAATAAATATCACCATTATATTGCTCATTACCCCTTGAATTAAATATAATTCTATCTGAATTTATAAATACTTGATTTTTATCATAATTATATAAAACTTGATTTACATCATCAACTTGATTAATTGACTTTACAACGCTTGACATTAACCGTTGATTACCTTCAACTCTATCAGAACCCAATATGAATGGGATTGGTGTACGAGTCCAAGTTGTATCATCATCAGGATTAGGTTTTTCTAATTCAATGTATTGTCCAAAATGTTGGTTAATTGTTCCTGAATTAGTAATACTTATTAAACTTCCATCAGCATTACTTTCATTAAAATTATTTGAATGTCTACCATTGGAAATAAAAACATATGGATTTTTATCTCTACTTCCAATTCTTAAACTATTTCCATGTCTTCCTTCAAACAGCATATCACCATGTGTTTCATTAATTGCTTCACCTCTATCCAATTCTTTTTTTATAGGTTTCATCATTCTATTGTGATTGACTTTTTTAAAGTTTAATGATTGTCCCATCATTGTTCTTTTTTCATCAGTTGCCATCTTGACAATATCTGTAATTGGTTTTTCGGGCACGAACATAAAGTCATTATTGAAGTTTGGATTATTTTGTGTATTCAATGGTCCAAGATAATATTTTATACCCCCAATTTCACAAAGTAAAACAGGGTCTCCTTTAGCAGGTACATCAACAAAACCTCTCATTAAAGGAAAGTATCTATCTGTATTTGTTAAATCAGATTTTTTTCTTTTAGGTTTACTTGTGATATGTGGCATAGCTAATATTGTGTTTGTATATTCAGCTTTATTAAATGATTGAAAACTTCTATCAGATGTAACAACTTCCGTAACAATACCCGGTACAAATTGTAAATAATAAGGAACACTTATTGGGTCACCAAAAGTACCTGGAATTGTAACATTGTCTGCTCTTGTAAATGTTGAACCCATTAATTGCCCCCCAAACCAATTGTTTTATTTTTTGTAGCTTCAAGTTTCTCACTTTCTTTCTGTAAATCATCTACAGTATCTTGAAGTGTTCCCATTAATTCTTCCTTTTCTGCATCTGATAATAACATTGATTCATCAGATTCACCACTTGATTTACTTATAATTCTTTGTAATACACCAGCTAGTTTTACCAAATGTTCATCATTACGAACAGCTGTATCCATATATTCCTTTATAATAGGTGCTACCATAACCACATCATCTATGGTTGTAATGAATCCATGTATCTCTGATATTAACAAATCTATTTGAACTTTACGCTTTGTAGTGTTTTCGTAAATATCTTTTGTTAAGTCTTGAAAGGTTTTACCCTCAAATATTTCTTTTTCGTCTGACATACAATCTCCTCTGAATGTACTTATTCATATATAAATATAAAATTTGTAAGAAATTGTATGAAATAAAAAACCCTCATTTAAGAGGGTTTAGTATTTAAAAGAAAGAACCACTTTTTAGTGGAATTATTGTACCATTCTTATGATATTCATTTGATAATTTTCTATAATGTTTTCTAAAAACATTAACTACAGATGTTATTTGAGATGTGTTAACATCGGTCATTTCTCTTATCAAAATATAAAGAGCTTTTTTATTAAAATTCTCTATCTCATCTATTTGCCTCATCAAATCTAAAATAGAATAAGCTATATTTAAATCTCTTTTTTTCTTAAACATTGTTTGAACATTATTTTCAAAATAGTTAATTATTTCATCAGTTAATTGTTTATAGTCTGAATTATCTGTACTTATATTTTTTTCTTTATCCAATACATCCATACCACTATGACTTTTTAATTTTTTATAATTGTTATTATTATGTAAAATTAAATAGTTTTTAGCAACTACTGAAAAATAACTAAAAGCTTTTGAACCTTTTGTGTGGTCATATTTGTGCATATTCACTACCATAAAGGCTACAACTTCATGTTTAATATCTTCAAACCCATAATCAAAATAAGTAAATTTAAAGGTATTAATTATATTCTCAGCAAGTTTATCAAAAGCCGCATGTATTCTTGTCCCATAAATTACATTTCTCTCACTAGCTCTTTCAGAAGCATTATATTCCACAATAGCATCTTGAACCTCTTGGCCAAAATAAACTTTACGCTTTTTCTTTTTAACTATTTTTTTAATCTCTTCTCTTACATCATTAACTACTTTATTTTTCTTTTTTGGCATCTTGTGTCTCCTCTTCAAATATTCCATCTAAGGATAATTGAATTTGTTTTAGTTGTTCAAAGAAAAAACCAGTCTCATCGTCTGATTCATAATGTCCTTTAGAATCTACAAGTTTCATTTTATCTGTTGAGAATTTTATAACTTGTTGAATTTCTAAAATCAATTCCTCATATTGTGTTATTCTTCTAAGAGAGTATCTTAATAGTACTGATATAAATACTGCAATTAAAAAGAATAAAATTGTTAATGTCCACCACATATTTATCTCCTAACTCGCAAACAATTCATCAAAACTTTTTTTGAGATTGTCCACTTGT